CTGCGAATGGTGACCTTACCATTCTGATTCTTAATCGACTCTGTAACCCGCGGACTATTACCTATACGCTTGCTAGTGGACCGAGTGGATCCACCTTTGCTGTTCGTAGTAACGGTTGTTCTACCATAGGTCCCAGATTTAGTGGACCTTCTCTTTGACCAATTAGCCATTACTATCTCATCTCATAATATTAACTGGAGGCACTTTTGCTAGAAAGAAAGCAGGAGTATTGCCATCAAACCCACCGCCAAAATTAAGATGGCGTACCATCTCTTTGGCTTTCCGTGTAGAGAGGCCTTCTGCTACAACTTGGTCTGTCTTAATCTCTAGAACATCACCGCCGCGTTCAACGTAACCGAGGCCATTACCGACACCAAGAAGAGTATCAACTGGAATCATACGCTCATTCACTACCTTATAATTAACCATTAGTCTTCTCCCATTTAATACCAAAACATAGCGCTTGCATCATCTAAATCCTTCAAACTTCGATTTACCGAATTTAGGCTTGTCGCTAAAGTCATTTTGCTCACGCTCTGCATACTTAGACTTGTCGAAAGCAGGACGGTCATCCACAATGTCATCCTGCGCTGACTGTTCGCAATCATATAGTCGCATCTTAGATTTATCTACCCCGACCACGAATCTTTTGAACATTTCAGGATCAGCATAACGATTCTTTAGCTGCTTAATCATGATCTGGTTAAGAGATTTGAGCTCGTCTGTAGAGATCAAAGCAAACATGAAGTCAGCTGTAGCTGGAAGACCAAACGATTCCGATGTATCAGTTAGATCGACGTCAGAGTTATCATAGCCACCACGAGTTGTCTGAGTAGCCGAAACGATAGGGACGTTAAACTCAACAGCAAGTCCACGAAGCTCTTCAGCAATCGCCTTGATGTATGTATACGAGTTAATAGATCCACCCTGCTTCATTCTAGATGACGAACAAATATTCAGATAGTCGATGTAGATGATATCAGGAGTAAAGTTCTTCTTGATCTTCAACTCATTGAGTAGGTGACGGAAGTTAGCAGCCCCAGCACAAGCAGTGGGATACTCCTTAATGATCAGCTTACCCACAGTCGAATCTATAACTCGTTGAGTCTTCTTGAGATATGCATCCCTAGGTAATTGTTGGAGCTCGTCAGTCGTTACATTGAGCAGATTGGCATCTATACGTTCAGCAATCTTCTCTTCTGACATTTCCATTGTGATATACAGAACATTCTTACCTTGAGTAAGATTATTAGCAGCACAGTGACACATGAACAACGACTTACCAACACCAGTACCAGCAAGAGCAATGTTCAATGTCTTGTTAGGCAGCCCACCCTTTGTAATCTTATTGAGAAACTCTAGATCGAAAGGAAGACGATTCTCCTTACGGTGGTAGAATTCATAACGACTTTCTACATCATCAAGATAATCATGGCCCACAGAGTTATCAAAGGATACTGCTAAGGCATCACTAAGAAGCTGGGGGATAGCACCCTTAGTAGCCTTGCCAGTTTTATCATCCATGATACTAATCGATTCACGAATAGCATTATAGATTGCTTTGTCCTGACAGAACTTTTCAGTGTTGTCAATCAGCCAATCCTTGTCCTTATCAGACTCCTGGCTAGCTGTTACGTCATGAATGATTTCCTCACACTGCTTGAACTGATCTTCAGAAACACTATCTTTGTTACCTAAATCTACAAGCAATGCTGCCTTGGTTGGGAAGGTATTATACTCTTTGACATAACTATCAATCAGCTCAAAGACAACCCGTTCACTCCGGTCGTGAAAGTACTCGACCTTGAGGAACGGGATCGTCTTACGAGCATAATCTTCATTAGTCAAGAGATTATTAAAGATAACTCGTTCAATATTCATAATTAACCTTCTTGTGAGAGAGAATCTTCGCCTTCCATGTCTTCAATCTGATCATATACATCTTTGACGTCATCCTCTTCCTGGAGAATGTCCCCATGTGCAACTGTATACAATTTCTCTACTGCAGATTGGAATGACTTCGATGTGAGGATAGGAAGCCAGAAGTCCTTAGTCTGTGTATCAGCATAACGATACTTCTTATCTTCAATCTCTCCAGTCTCCCCATCTACTCGGCTATACCAGCCATTTGATGGCTTGATAACATGGCCAGTTGTAATAGCAATGTCTAGTAGACCAGACCATTTAGAGATACCACCATCGAATGTTACTTCGATAGGAATCTTCGACTTCTCACGAACATAACGAGACTTCTCTACGTTAATGATAAAGTTGTAACCGATTGTATCCTTACCATCCTTCTCCTGCTGGCGACCAATGATAAAGATGTTATCTGCAGAGTAGTACGAACCAGTACCACCACCAACAACAGCCTTTGAATAGATTTCCAATGTCTGATATGTGTGGTTAACACATACCATTGGAATATCTTTAATTGTTAGGTGAGGTGTGACCATACGGAACAATGACTTGAGCTGCTTAGCACGAGACATATCGGCAGCCGACTTACCTTCCCGAGCGTCCTCTACTTCCTTCTTCGAAGCAAGGTTACCAATCGAGTCTACAATGATAATAACACGATCGCCGCGCTCAATGTTATCTAGCTGTTGCATGATATCAAACTTCAGCTGCTCTACGTCCGTGATAGGAGTATGTACGACTCGCTCCTTATCAATGTTGAACGAATCGAAGTATGAGATCGGCGTACCAAACTCTGAGTCGTAGAACAGCATGACAGCGTCTGGATACTTTTCCAGATACGATTTAGCCATCAGCAACGAGAAGGCAGTCTTAAAGTGCTTCGAAGGACCAGCCCACATTGTAAGGCCTGGAGTCAAACCTCCATCGAGTTTACCCGACAGTGCAATGTTGATTGCCGGTACAGAAGTAGGAACCATATCCTTCTTAGTAAAGAACTTGGATTGGGACAGGACGGAAGTGTCCTTAATAGTAGAATTCTTCTTAATCTTATCAAGTAGAGACATAATTACTCCTCGTGTGAAACATACCCCGTCTTACAGCATTATTAACTAAATGTCAACCGTTTAAAATAGAATTGAGCTTCTTCTTGAATTGCTCAATCTTCTTCGCTCGGTCTGGCCAGTGAATGTATACATTCTTATCTGCATCTTTAGCCAAGTTGTTTAGTAGTGGGAGTATCAGCTTATAAATTTGTTCGGCTTTTTGTTGGCCTTGCTGGACAGCTGCCTCAGCTTCTGTGAATACTTCTTCACCAACAGTAGTGAAGCCAAAATCGAAATCGTCGTCTAATTCAAAGTCTGCCATGTGTTAATCCTCTAAAAATCTTTCCAGCGTACTTGTCTCATACACTGGTTCCGGTTGAATGTATTGTCTTAGTGCTGTCGCACAATGTGGTTCGTCTGGATTGTCCCTACAAAACTCAATAATCTTAACAAGATCATCATAACGACTCTCTCCACATTCCTTTGCCGGACAACCCATCACTCTTTTAATAACATCGTATATGTGGGCAATTGGAATTCTACCATGAGGATGGGCTGGATGGTCGGGTAACTTACCTTCTAATTGTTGAGCTGCCTCAAGTGCGAACTTATGTAGTTGAGATGTTAGCTGCTTGTTCATAGAAACCATTGGTCTAAAGTAGCGCGTTTCTCAACCTCCCATCCAATAGCACCAACAATCGTCTTAATTGGCTCGAGGAACGACTTGTCGAACTGCATATCATGGTCAATGTACTTGTCCATACCAAGCTCTGGTGGGAGTTTGTCTGGACAACTAATAACACTACATTGGTGAGGGTTGGGAGTCTTCATATAGGAGTATTTGATCTTCTGACCATTGGACACAAGCTCGTACTTCTTATCTAGCTTCGTCTTCTTCAGAGCGTGGTTGAAGATCAATGCTCCCTTAACGTTGATCGGTGTGCCCTTCGAGTATATCATTGTAGCATCTTTATACTTGTCGAGATCTTTGACTGATCGCGGAAATGCTACTTGCTCGAACGGCATAGAAGAGAACTCGACTCGGAAGTCCGCAATATACTTTTGCAGATCCTCTTCGTTCTTATTCATAATCACTTCAAGAGCTTCTTTAATCGCTCCACGACATACTGCAGGAGTCGAAGTACGGATAGCCTCGATGCCTTGCATCTTGAGCTTAGGCTTAGCGTATGCCACGCCTTCAAGGTTATACACATTCAAGATGTAGCGCTTCTTAGCAGTCCAGATAGCTTTGTTAGCAATAGCTTCTCGTTTCATCTTCATCTTCTGGTCGAAGGCGTTGACGTACTGAGCAAGCTCCTCATACTTCTTGTCGATGAATGGCTCAAGCAGCTGCTCGCAAACCTTATCGAGGTAGCTCACAGTCTGTTGGGTGTCCATCTCCTTACCAGCAAGCGAGATGAACTTGTCAGCCTTGATGTAGACGGAGTCAGTATCACAAGCAATCACATAGTCGAAGTTATCAGTCTTGAACATCTTGTTCAGCTTCTCGTTGAGCTTGATCTCAATCCAACGAGTAGTCAACTGGGCGGATGCAGTGATACCTTCGGCAAACTCACGTTTGAACCAACGGTTCCAGATGTTAGCAAGAGCGCCATAACCTGAGTTCAGCTGAATCTTCTTAGCCATCTGGAGGTTGTTGAACCTAGCGACGTCCTTCGTTAGCTGGACCTTATTAGCCCCTTCGAGCTCAAAAGCCTTCTTAGCCTCGATCATCTGCTTCTTATACACGACACGGTCGTTGTACATCTTCTGCATCAGAGCTGGGAGGAAGCCTTGCTTCTCACGTGAGAACATACACATGTTAGCAGAGATTACGACGTTATCCTCCTGCATGGTATTGGTGTAGTCGTTCATCGCTCCGTTGAGAGCACGAAGGACTCTCATTTCCGCTTCTTCCTTGTTCATACATTCACCTTCCTCCGGAACCCATCCAAGGTAGGTTTCAGGTGAGATGTTGTATTGCATGATGATATGTGGATATAGCGAGTTCAAG